TGCCCCGTCTTAATGAGCCGCTGGCAAATGGTGCCGTGATCCACATTGTGCCGCGTCTGGCGGGTGCCAAAAGTGGCGGTGTTTTTCAGGCAGTGCTGGGTGCGGCGCTGATTGCTACGGCAATCTGGATGCCGGGAATCAGTATCGCTTTCAGTGACATTCTCTTTTCTATGGGGGCAGCGATGACGCTTGGTGGTGTTGCACAGATGCTGGCTCCTAAACCCCAAACCCCCCGAACGCAGACAACGGATAACGGCAAACAGAACACCTATTTCTCCTCACTGGATAACATGGTTGCCCAGGGCAATGTTCTGCCTGTTCTGTACGGTGAAATGCGCGTGGGGTCTCGTGTGGTTTCTCAGGAGATCAGCACGGCAGATGAAGGGGACGGTGGTCAGGTTGTGGTGATTGGCCGCTGATGCAAAATATTTCATGTGAAACCGCCTCCGGGCGGTTTTGTCGTTTATGGAGCATGACGAATGGGTAAAGGCAGCAGTAAGGGGCATACCCCGCGCGAAGCGAAGGACAACCTCAAATCCACGCAGTTGCTGAGTGTGATTGATGCCATCAGCGAAGGGCCGATTGAAGGTCCGGTGGATGGATTAAAAAGCGTGCTGCTGAACAGTACGCCGGTGCTGGACAGTGAAGGTAATACCAACATCTCCGGTGTCACGGTGGTGTTCCGGGCCGGTGAGCAGGAGCAGACACCGCCGGAGGGATTTGAATCCTCCGGCTCTGAGACGGTGCTGGGTACGGAAGTGAAATACGACACGCCGATCACCCGCACCATCACGTCGGCAAACATCGATCGTCTGCGCTTTACTTTCGGTGTGCAGGCACTGGTGGAAACCACCTCAAAGGGGGACCGGAATCCGTCGGAAGTCCGCCTGCTGGTTCAGATACAGCGTAACGGTGGCTGGGTGACGGAAAAAGACATCACCATTAAAGGCAAAACCACCTCACAGTATCTGGCATCGGTGGTGGTGGGTAACCTGCCGCCGCGCCCGTTCAATATCCGGATGCGCAGGATGACGCCGGACAGCACCACAGACCAGCTGCAGAACAAAACGCTCTGGTCGTCATACACCGAAATCATCGATGTGAAACAGTGCTACCCGAACACGGCACTGGTCGGCGTACAGGTGGATTCGGAGCAGTTCGGCAGCCAGCAGGTGAGCCGTAATTATCATCTGCGCGGGCGTATTCTGCAGGTGCCGTCGAACTATAACCCGCAGACGCGGCAATACAGCGGTATCTGGGACGGAACGTTTAAGCCAGCATACAGCAATAACATGGCCTGGTGTCTGTGGGATATGCTGACCCATCCGCGCTACGGCATGGGGAAACGTCTTGGTGCGGCGGATGTGGACAAATGGGCGCTGTATGTTATCGGCCAGTACTGCGACCAGTCGGTGCCGGATGGCTTTGGTGGCACGGAGCCGCGCATCACCTGTAATGCGTGGCTGACCACACAGCGTAAGGCGTGGGATGTTCTCAGTGATTTCTGCTCGGCGATGCGCTGTATGCCGGTATGGAACGGGCAAACGCTGACGTTCGTGCAGGACCGACCGTCGGATAAGGTGTGGACCTATAACCGCAGTAATGTGGTGATGCCGGATGATGGCGCGCCGTTCCGCTACAGCTTCAGCGCCCTGAAGGACCGCCATAATGCTGTTGAGGTGAGCTGGATTGACCCGAACAACGGCTGGGAGACGGCGACAGAGCTTGTGGAGGATACGCAGGCCATTGCCCGTTACGGTCGTAACGTCACGAAGATGGATGCCTTTGGCTGTACCAGCCGGGGGCAGGCACACCGCGCCGGGCTGTGGCTGATTAAAACAGAACTGCTGGAAACGCAGACCGTGGACTTCAGCGTGGGCGCAGAAGGGCTTCGCCATGTGCCGGGCGATGTCATTGAAATCTGTGATGATGACTATGCCGGTATCAGCATCGGCGGGCGCGTGCTGGCGGTAAACAGCCAGACCCGGACGCTGACGCTCGACCGTGAAATCACGCTGCCATCCTCCGGTACCACGCTGATAAGCCAGGTTGACGGAAGTGGCAATCCGGTCAGCGTGGAGGTCCAGTCCGTCACCGACGGCGTGAAGGTAAAAGTGAGCCGTGTTCCTGACGGCGTTGCCGGATACAGCGTGTGGGGGCTGAAGCTGCCGACGCTGCGCCAGCGCCTGTTCCGCTGCGTGAGTATCCGTGAGAACGACGACGGCACGTATGCCATCACCGCCGTGCAGCATGTCCCGGAAAAAGAAGCCATCGTGGATAACGGGGCGCACTTTGACGGCGACCAGAGCGGCACGGTGAATGGTGTCACGCCGCCAGCGGTGCAGCACCTGACTGCCGAAGTCACCGCAGACAGCGGGGAGTATCAGGTACTGGCCCGCTGGGATACGCCGAAGGTGGTGAAGGGCGTGAGTTTCATGCTTCGCCTGACCGTGGCAGCGGATGACGGCAGTGAGCGGCTGGTCAGCACAGCCCGGACGGCGGAAACCACATACCGCTTCACACAACTGGCGCTGGGGAACTACAGGCTGACAGTCCGGGCAGTAAATGCGTGGGGGCAGCAGGGCGATCCGGCATCGGTATCGTTCCGGATTGCCGCACCGGCAGCGCCGTCGCGGATTGAGCTGACGCCGGGTTATTTTCAGATCACCGCCACGCCGCATCTTGCGGTTTATGATCCGACGGTACAGTTTGAGTTCTGGTTTTCGGAAAAGCGGATTACCGATATCAGGCAGGTTGAAACCAGCGCGCGCTATCTTGGCACGGGGATGTACTGGATAGCCGCCAGTATCAATATCAAACCGGGCCATGATTATTACTTTTATATCCGCAGTGTGAACACCGTTGGCAAATCGGCATTCGTGGAGGCTGTCGGTCAGGCGAGCGATGATGCGGAAGGTTACCTGGATTTTTTCAAAGGCCAGATAACCGAATCCCATCTCGGCAAGGAGCTGCTGGAAAAAGTCGAGCTGACGGAGGATAACGCCAGCAAACTGGAGGAGTTTTCGAAAGAGTGGCAGGACGCTAACGATAAGTGGAATGCCATGTGGGGCGTCAAAATTGAGCAGACCAAAGACGGCAAACATTATGTCGCGGGTATTGGCCTCAGCATGGAGGACACGGAAGAAGGCAAGCTGAGCCAGTTTCTGGTTGCCGCTAACCGTATCGCGTTTATTGACCCGGCAAACGGGAATGAAACGCCGATGTTTGTGGCGCAGGGCAATCAGATATTTATGAACGACGTGTTCCTGAAGCGCCTGACGGCCCCGACCATTACCAGTGGTGGAAATCCACCGGCATTTTCCCTGACATCAGACGGAAAGCTGACCGCTAAAAATGCGGATATCAGTGGCAGAGTGAATGCGAACGCCGGGACGCTCAACAATGTCACGGTAAATGAAAACTGTACGATTAAGGGCATGCTGGAGGCGACTCAGGTCAGAGGTGACTTCGTTAAAGCTGTATCCAAATCATTTCCGAAACAGGCTGGTACGTGGGGTAACACGGAAACACCAAACGGGACGGTTACAGTCACCATCAGCGATGATCATAACTTTGACCGTCAAATCATTATTCCGCCCATTATCTTTAACGGAATAGCGTATAGCTATCCGGGAAGTGGTAATAACCCGGGAGGTACAAGATACACGGGGTATGGTTTTGAAGTTCGCAAAAACGGTGTATTAATCGCATCCAGAGAAACTAAAGGGGCCATTCCCGGTAGCTACAGTGCGGTTATTGATATGCCGAGTGGCAGGGGAAGCGTCACCCTGGAGTTTAAGGTTTTCCATAAAGGCAATCAGTGGGCAGGTAATATCACCGACTGTACGGTGATTGTGACCAAAAAGCCGCTTCCGGCATCAGTATTCGTTGAAATTGTTATAACCCATATAAGGGCACCAAAAATGGTGCCTTTTTTATTGCAGAAAAGCGAGAGGTAATTATGCGTAAAGTTTGTGCAGCCATTTTGTCCGCAGCCATCTGTCTGTCCGTATCCGGTGCGCCTGCATGGGCGTCTGAACATCAGTCCACACTGAGCGCGGGGTATCTTCATGCCCGGACGAACGCTCCCGGTAGCGATAATCTTAACGGGATTAACGTGAAATACCGTTATGAATTTACGGACACGCTGGGGCTGGTGACGTCATTCAGCTATGCAGGAGACAAGAATCGCCAGCTTACCCGTTACAGCGATACCCGCTGGCATGAAGATTCCGTGCGTAACCGCTGGTTCAGCGTGATGGCGGGGCCGTCTGTACGCGTGAATGAATGGTTCAGCGCGTATGCGATGGCGGGTGTGGCTTACAGCCGTGTGTCGACTTTCTCCGGGGATTATCTCCGCGTAACTGACAACAAGGGGAAAACGCACGATGTGCTGACCGGAAGTGATGACGGTCGCCACAGCAACACGTCTCTGGCGTGGGGGGCTGGCGTGCAGTTTAACCCGACCGAATCCGTGGCCATTGATATTGCTTATGAAGGCTCCGGCAGTGGTGACTGGCGCACTGACGGTTTCATCGTGGGTGTCGGTTATAAATTCTGATTAGCCAGGTAACACAGTGTTATGACAGCCCGCCGGTTCAGGCGGGCTTTTTTGTGGGGTGAATATGGCAGTAAAGATTTCAGGTGTACTGAAAGACGGCACAGGAAAACCGGTACAGAACTGCACAATCCAGCTGAAAGCAAAACGTAACAGTACCACTGTGGTGGTGAACACGCTGGCCTCAGAAAATCCGGATGAAGCCGGGCGTTACAGTATGGACGTTGAGTACGGTCAGTACAGCGTTATTCTGTTGGTGGAAGGATTTCCTCCTTCGCATGCCGGGACCATCACAGTGTATGAAGATTCTCAACCCGGTACGCTGAATGATTTTCTCGGTGCCATGACGGAGGATGATGCCCGTCCGGAGGCACTGCGACGTTTTGAACTGATGGTGGAAGAGGTGGCGCGTAACGCTGAGGAGGCGAAGAAGAATGCCGGAGAGGCGGAGACGTCAGCAAGGAATGCCGGCATATCAGCCAGTCAGGCAGAAAAGAGCGCTGCACATGCTGACACTTCAGCAGGATATGCATCGGAGTCAGCCCGGCAGGCGACGGAAAGTGCAGCCTCAGCAAAGCAGTCAGAGGAGGCGTCCTCGTCCTCGGCCTCTGAGGCCGCTCAAAAAGCCAGTGAGTCATCACAAAGTGCAGCAGAAGCTGAATTGTCAAGAAAGACGGCAGAAAGTGCAGCCGGTAATGCATCCAGGGATGCAACGACCGCAGCAGAAAAAGCCCGGGAGTCAGCAGAAAGCGCACAGTCAGCGGAACAAAGCAGGATAGCGGCGGAAGACGCCGTAAACCGAATCCCCACCGTGGTGGGACCTCCCGGGCCAAAGGGGGAACCGGGGCCCGCGGGTCCTCAGGGGCCGAAGGGTGATAAGGGAGAGCGCGGTGACACCGGCCCTGTCGGGGCAACCGGCGAACGGGGACCGGCAGGTGATGCTGGTCCGGCAGGCCCGCAGGGGCCGAAAGGCGACAGGGGAGAGCGGGGAGAGACCGGTCTGACGGGAAATGCAGGTCCACAGGGTCCAAAGGGGAGATACCGGTGCGGCAGGTCCGGCAGGCCCACAGGGACCGAAAGGAGAAACAGGTGCGGCTGGCCCGGTGGGGGCAACCGGACCTCAGGGACCAAAGGGCGACCCGGGGGAGACACAAATCCGTTTTCGTCTGGGGCCGGCGAGCATTATTGAGACAAACAGCAATGGCTGGTTCCCGGATACAGATGGCGCACTCATCACCGGACTGACCTTTCTTGACCCCAAAGATGCCACACAGGTTCAGGGGCTGTTTCAGCATTTGCAGGTCAGGTTTGGTGACGGGCCGTGGCAGGATGTTAAGGGGCTGGATGAAGTGGGCAGTGATACAGGCAGAACAGGAGAATGACATGAACGTACTAAAAAAACTTATGCAGCGTCTGTGCGGGTACGGAAAGCATGATGACCGTGAACACGGGGAGTTACTTACAGCACAACTGCGTCTGGGGCCGGCAGACATCCTGGAGTCAGATGAGAATGGTATTATTCCGGAGCAGGCCAGGGTAATCACGCAGGTGGTGATACTGGATGCAGATAAAAAGCAGATACAGTGTGTGGTAAGACCGCTGCAAATCCTGCGTGCTGACGGGACGTGGGAAAATATTGGCGGGATGAAATAGCCGACGGGTTCACAAAAAAACCGGAGTCCGGCTCCGGTTTTTGTTGTCATGCCATGGTGATGTTTGTTATGACTCCCTGTGTTTGGAATGAATATTTAAATAGGGAGTTTTGTCATGCCATCATTAGTTTCAGGTATTCAATCATCCTCACTTTCCACCGGAATGCAGGTTCTTCGTGCTCAAATGGCCGCCAGTGGTGGTGGAGAAATTACAGTAGGCGGACAGACGGTTAGTATCACATATAGTGAAACGGATGGTCGCTTTCTGGCGAGTGGGGGCAATAACAGTTTGCTTTCTGGATTATTACTTACAGGGCTTAATGGTGGTCCTGAAGCGCTCAGGGATATAATGTTAAGAATGGTTTCAGGTTCAGGTAACACACAATCACATGGTGATATTGAGGGGAAAATATCACAATATAAGTTTTCGGTTAATACGCAGAGCCTTCAGTGCCCATCCGAGGCGGTTCGATGCCCAATTATACTGGATAAGCCAGAAGAAGGTGTGTTTGTTAAAAATTCAGAAGATTCTTTGGTTTGTACCTTATTTGATTCGGTTTCTTTTTCTCATTTGGTTCGTGACGGTGGGAGGCACCCGCTAACACGAGAACCAATAACGTCATCAATGATTGTAAGTCCAGAACAATGTATTTATGACCAAGCCAAAGGAAACTTTGTCATAAAGGATAAGTGAAATAAATATTACCCAAGCTATATGTTAACTGCCAGTTGCTTATATGAAATGCTACAGATGTTCAGGGTATAAGGATGTGGTAATAACACAGGTGGTGTACTGGATGCAGATAAAAAGCATATACAGTGAGTGGAGAGGCCGCTAATCAGTCGTGCTGACGGGGAAATATTGGCGGGATGAAATAGCCGACGAGTTCACAAAAACCGGAGTCCGGCTCCGGTTTTTGTTGTCATGTCCGGTGGATGTTTGTTAGGAAAGCAAAGATGGCAAAACTGCTGGAGGTTTTGTGGTTGAGTATGCCAATATAATTAATAGATTAAAGAGTTAGTTGTGAAGAAAATATGGATAAACAGGACGACGAATGCTTTCACCGATAAGGACAACTTTCCATAACTCAGTAAATATAGTGCAGAGTTCACCCTGTCAAACGGTTTCTTTTGCAGGAAAGGAATATGAGTTAAAGGTCATTGATGAAAAAACGCCTATTCTTTTTCAGTGGTTTGAACCTAATCCTGAACGATATAAGAAAGATGAGGTTCCAATAGTTAATACTAAGCAGCATCCCTATTTAGATAATGTCACAAATGCGGCAAGGATAGAGAGTGATCGTATGATAGGTATTTTTGTTGATGGCGATTTTTCAGTCAACCAAAAGACTGCTTTTTCAAAATTGGAACGAGATTTTGAAAATGTAATGATAATCTATCGGGAAGATGTTGACTTCAGTATGTATGACAGAAAACTATCAGATATTTATCATGATATTATATGTGAACAAAGGTTACGAACTGAAGACAAAAGAGATGAATACTTGTTGAATCTGTTAGAGAAAGAGCTGAGGGAAATTTCAAAGGCGCAGGATTCTTTGATTTCTATGTATGCAAAGAAAAGAAATCATGCATGGTTTGATTTCTTCAGAAATTTAGCCTTATTAAAAGCAGGAGAGATATTCAGGTGCACATATAATACAAAGAATCACGGTATTTCATTCGGGGAGGGGTGTATCTATCTTGATATGGATATGATACTTACAGGTAAGCTTGGTACAATATATGCTCCTGATGGAATTTCAATGCATGTGGATCGTCGTAATGATAGTGTAAATATTGAAAATAGTGCAATAATTGTTAACCGTAGTAATCATCCTGCTCTACTTGAGGGACTTTCTTTTATGCATAGTAAAGTAGATGCTCATCCATATTATGATGGTTTGGGGAAAGGAGTTAAGAAATATTTTAATTTTACACCATTACATAATTATAATCATTTTTGTGACTTTATTGAGTTTAACCACCCTAATATAATCATGAACACAAGTCAGTATACATGCAGTTCATGGTAAATGAATTTGATATAGTTTATTTTGTTGTAATAAATGATTTGCAGGGTATTAGATATAAACATGAAAATTCCCTCATTACAGTCCAACTTCAACTTTTCCGCCCCGGCAGGATACTCTGCTCTGAGAGATCCCCTCATAATTTCCCCAAAGCGTAACCATGTGTGAATAAATTTTGAGCTAGTAGGGTTGCAGCCACGAGTAAGTCTTCCCTTGTTATTGTGTAGCCAGAATGCCGCAAAACTTCCATGCCTAAGCGAACTGTTGAGAGTACGTTTCGATTTCTGACTGTGTTAGCCTGGAAGTGCTTGTCCCAACCTTGTTTCTGAGCATGAACGCCCGCAAGCCAACATGTTAGTTGAAGCATCAGGGCGATTAGCAGCATGATATCAAAACGCTCTGAGCTGCTCGTTCGGCTATGGCGTAGGCCTAGTCCGTAGGCAGGACTTTTCAAGTCTCGGAAGGTTTCTTCAATCTGCATTCGCTTCGAATAGATATTAACAAGTTGTTTGGGTGTTCGAATTTCAACAGGTAAGTTAGTTGCTAGAACCCATGGCTCCTTTGCCGACGCTGAGTAGATTTTAGGTGACGGGTGGTGACAATGAGTCCGTGTCGAGCGCTGATTTTTTCGGCCTTTAGAGCGAGATTTATACAATAGAATTTGGCATGAGATTGGATTGCTTTTAGTCAGCCTCTTATAGCCTAAAGTCTTTGAGTGACTAGATGACATATCATGTAAGTTGCTGATAGGTTTCCAGTTTTCCGCTCCTAGGTCTGCATATTGTACTTTTCCTCTTACTCGACTTAACCAGTACCAACCCAGCTTCTCAACGGATTTATACCATGGCACTTTAAAGCCAGCATCACTGACAATGAGCGGTGTGGTGTTACTCGGTAGAATGCTCGCAAGGTCGGCTAGAAATTGGTCATGAGCTTTCTTTGAACATTGCTCTGAAAGCGGGAACGCTTTCTCATAAAGAGTAACAGAACGACCGTGTAGTGCGACTGAAGCTCGCAATACCATAAGTCGTTTTTGCTCACGAATATCAGACCAGTCAACAAGTACAATGGGCATCGTATTGCCCGAACAGATAAAGCTAGCATGCCAACGGTATACAGCGAGTCGCTCTTTGTGGAGGTGACGATTACCTAACAATCGGTCGATTCGTTTGATGTTATGTTTTGTTCTCGCTTTGGTTGGCAGGTTACGGCCAAGTTCGGTAAGAGTGAGAGTTTTACAGTCAAGTAATGCGTGGCAAGCCAACGTTAAGCTGTTGAGTCGTTTTAAGTGTAATTCGGGGCAGAATTGGTAAAGAGAGTCGTGTAAAATATCGAGTTCGCACATCTTGTTGTCTGATTATTGATTTTTCGCGAAACCATTTGATCATATGACAAGATGTGTATCCACCTTAACTTAATGATTTTTACCAAAATCATTAGGGGATTCATCAGTACTCTGCTCCCATTGCTCCTAATCGTGCTGAAAATGCCTATGCGGATTACGTTTTGGATATAGGTAAGCGAATACCACTTTCCGCAGCAGATTTAAGCAACGTATACGAAAGTGTAATACGCGCCGTCCATGACAGCCGTAGCAGGCTTATCGATCAGCATACAGTCGATATGATCGGCAACACTGTACTTGATGCTTTGAGCCGATCACAGACATTTCGTGATGCCGTAAGCTATGGCATTCATAATGAGAAGGTACACATTGGTTGCATTAAATACAGAAACGAATACGAGCTTAACGAAGAATCTTCTGTCAAAATTGATGATATTCAATCACTAACCTGTAACGAATTATATGAATATGATGTCGGGCAAGAGCCAATTTTCCCCATTTGCGAAGCAGGAGAAAACGATAACGAAGAGCCTTATGTCAGTTTTAGTGTTGCGCCAGATACTGACTCTTATGAGATGCCATCGTGGCAGGAAGGACTGATTCACGAGATTATTCATCATGTTACTGGATCTAGCGATCCATCTGGAGATAGTAATATAGAGTTAGGACCCACCGAGATTCTCGCACGTCGTGTCGCTCAAGAACTGGGATGGAGTGTTCCCGACTTCAAAGGATATGCAGAGCCAGAACGTGAAGCTCATCTTAGGTTACGTAACCTGAATGCCCTTCGACAGGCTGCCATGAGGCATGAAGAGAATGAGAGGGCTTTCTTCGAAAGGCTGGGTACGATCAGTGACCGATATGAGGCGAGTCCTGATTTCACAGAGTATTCCGCTGTGTCTAACATAGGATACGGATTTATCCAGCAACATGATTTTCCTGGATTGGCTATCAACGATAATTTACAGGATGCAAATCAGATCCAACTGTATCATGGCGCCCCTTATATTTTTACATTTGGGGATGTGGACAAACACAATCAGCGATGATTCGTCTTTGCAGTGACATAAGGTTACTATTCATACATTTTAACGGAGTTGATGATGGGTAATCGTGCAACATACAACAGAGACAAATGTCTTATATGACCGCGCGAAGAATGAGTTTAATCCAATAGATATATCATCTTATAATGTTTCCGACCGTTCATGGAGTGAAAGTCAAATAATGCAATCTTATCATGGCGGAAAGCAAGATCTTATTAGTGTGGTATTAAGTAAAATTTAGTAATTTTATCCAGTGTAGTGGATTTGTTGCATGGATGGAGTTGGTAACAAATTGTGTGGTTGGCAATTCTTGGCGGATCACGGAAATGGGCAATGTCGCTGAGGACTGGCAAATGGCTATGATCCGCTTTATTATCGGGTTTGGTGACCGCCTTGACGGTTACTTTTAAAAAAATCATTTTCACAGAGTGGTAAACAGGCTGCTAATAAGTAGCATTCTCAGGAGTCCTGATGCGCCCTACGTCCCTCAACTTGGTATTACATCAGTCATCAACGTCGAGCTCAATGTCAGATACAGATATCGAGTCTCTTGTAAAAGCATCGAGCGTTCAATGGATAAAAAATAATCCGCAACTTCGTTTCCAGGGGACTGATCATAATATATATCAGCAGATTGAAGCAGCACTCGATAAGATTGGCTCTACAGAGACAGGGCGTGTACTCCTGAATGCTATTGAATCAATATCCCGACTTAAATCAGAAACAGTGGTAATACACCTCAACTCTTCCAGACTAGGAGTTATGGCACATAGAGATATAGATGCTGAGAACCATCGGGGGACTGGTTCCGATTTTCACTGTAATCTGAATGCAGTTGAATATCCCTGTGGGGAGGGGATTAGCGTGGTGGACTTTCATGCGACTATTGTTTTTCATGAGTTGCTCCATGTTTTCCACAATTTAAATGGGGAGCGTTTGAAAGTTGAGAGTTCCCGACCAGAATCACAAAAATACTCTCCACTTTTACTCGAAGAAGCCAGGACTGTTGGGTTGGGGGCTTTTTCAGAGGAGGTGCTTTCAGAAAATAAATTCCGCGAAGAGATTGGGATGCCCCGTAGAACCTCCTACCCGCACGACTCAGCTCTTATTCATGATGACAATACAGTGAGTCTGGGATTCCAACAGGTAAGACTGCATCCATTGCTTTAGCTGTGTTTCTTGTGCTGAATATATATTGGTGGGGCAAACGGAGGCACACAAAACTTTGCACTGGATTGCAAGGCTTTGTGCTATTCCGATAGTGGTTCAGGTGGAGTACCCCACCTTTTCATCAAGCCAGCCCACCCACCACTGCATCATTTCTCTGCGCTTATAGAGATACTGAGCATGGTTGTAAATTCAGCAAACGACGCAATGTGTTTGACAAAAAATTAGCGCAAGAAGACAAAAATCACCTTGCGCTAATGCTCTGTTGTAGGTCACTAATGCTATCTAAGTAGTTGATTCATAGTGACTGCATATGTTGTGTTTTGTCGCATTTTGTAGTCTGTTATTTAACCGCAAATACTTATAAGCATGTGATTTTTAAATGATTTATATAATTTTGTCATCCTTTGGGTGAAAAAGGTTGAGTCGCAAAGCGGAATGCATCTAGCATAAAGCCTTATTATTGATGAGGCTATCATGCGCGTACTGCTATTGTTACTACTTTCCCTTTTCATGTTATCGGCATTTTCGGCTGATAACCTGTTGCGCTGGCATGATGCACAGCATTACACGGTGCAAGCCTCTACGCCGCTAAAAGCCAAACGCGCATGGAAACTGTGCGCGCTTTATCCCAGTTTGAAAGATTCATACTGGTTATCGTTGAACTATGGTATGCAGGAGGCTGCTCGCCGCTACGGTGTGGATTTAAAAGTGCTGGAGGCAGGCGGCTACAGCCAGTTGGCTACGCAGCAAGCACAAATCGACCAGTGTAAACAGTGGGGTGCAGAGGCCATTTTGCTCGGTAGTAGCACGACGTCATTTCCCGACCTGCAAAAGCAGGTAGCAAGTCTGCCGGTGATCGAACTGGTAAATGCTATTGATGCTCCCCAGGTGAAAAGCCGCGTTGGTGTGCCGTGGTTTCAGATGGGCTATCAACCAGGGCGATATCTGGTGCAATGGAGTCACGGAAAACCACTGAACGTGCTGTTGATGCCCGGCCCCGATAACGCCGGGGGCAGTAAGGAGATGGTAGAGGGTTTTCGCGCAGCCATTGCCGGAAGCCCGGTACGTATTGTCGATATTGCGCTCGGTGATAACGATATTGAAATCCAGCGTAACCTGTTGCAGGAGATGCTGGAACGCCATCCAGAAATCGACGTCGTTGCCGGAACGGCCATTGCGGCAGAGGCGGCAATGGGGGAAGGGCGCAACCTGAAAACGCCGCTTACCGTGGTGTCGTTTTATCTTTCACATCAGGTGTATCGCGGGTTGAAGCGGGGAAGAGTGATTATGGCAGCCAGCGATCAAATGGTCTGGCAGGGGGAACTGGCGGTTGAGCAGGCTATCAGGCAATTACAGGGGCAATCGGTGTCTGATAATGTCAGCCCACCGATTTTAGTCATGACGCCGAAAAATGCCGACCGCGAACATATCCGCCGCTCGCTGTCACCAGGGGGATTTCGTCCGGTTTATTTTTATCAGCACACATCAGCGGCTAAGAAATAACCTTCGCCATGTTGTGTCACCAGTAAATCTGCACTGAGTTTATGGCGTAAACGACGAATTAACACATCGACGGTGCGCAGGTCAGGGTTTTCCACCCGACGCGCAGAGAGCATACGCAGCAGACGTTCACGGCTGAGAATTTCGCCGGGATTGGTCACAAACGCCACCAGCATTTCATACTCTGCGCGGGTCAGTTTAATCGGCTCTCCGTAAGCGACTCGTCAGAACCGTATTGATATTTACTGAGAGCTCAGATCAACTTTCCAGGGCAACAGATCGCGTACCCGGTTTGCCGGCCAGTCCTGGATATGTTCAATGACGTAACGCAGCCACTTTTCTGGCTCCACATTGTTCAGACGGCATGTGCCGATCAGCGAGTACAACACCGCCGCATGTTCACCACCGCTGTCGGAACCCGCGAACATCCAGTTTTTCCGGCCTACGGCCACTCCCCGTAAGGCGTTCTCTGCGATGTTGTTGTCGATTTCCACCCAGCCATTACTGCAGTACACGTTCAGTGCATCCCACTGTTTCAGCAGGTATGCGAACGCTTTTGCCGTATCTGAGTGACGCGACAGTGTTTTCATCTGTTGCTGTATCCAGTCATACAGTGACTGCATCAGTGGCGCGGCTCTGGCTTTTCTTGCCGCCAGACGCTGTTCTGCTGAACAGCACCGGACCTCTGCCTCGATGGCATACAGTTCACCGATACGCTGCAGGGCTTCCGTGGTGATGTAGGTGGGCGCTCTTGCATGCACATCGTGGATTTTTCTCCGGGCATGAGCCATACACGCGGCTTCCGTTATTCTGCCGGATTCGTATAACGCCCGGTAACCACCGTAAGCATCGGCCTGAAGCACACCGCTGTAACCGGCCAGGTGATTTTGTGGATGGATACCTTTCCGGTCCGGACTGTACGCGAACCAGACCGCCGGGGGCATCTGTGAACCGGCGTTACGGTCATCACGGACGTAGACCCACAGCCGGGCTGTCCGGGTTTTACCGCTGCCCGGCTCCTGGACCGGGACGGGGATATCATCAGCATGGACTTTACCGGGCATCAGCACATACTGGCGCAGGACGTCATACAGCGGCTCCAGCAGTTCAGCAACAGCACCTGTCCAGCGCCCCAGTGTGGCACGGCTCAGCTCCACGCCCTGACGACGGTATATTTCTGACTGGCGGTATAACGGCAGATGGTCTGCATATTTCCCGGTGACAACATGGGCCAGAAGCCCCGCTCCGGCATAACTGCGTGCAATGGGTTTTGAAGGTACTGGTGCCTGCACGATATGGTCGCACCGGCAACAGGCCTGTTTCGGACGTTGTGTTTCGATAACCTTAAAGGCGCTGCTGATAAGCTCCAGTTGCTCTGACACATCACATCCCAGAGAACTGAGTTCACCACCACAGGCAGGACAGCATTCCTCTTCCGGCCGGATAACCCGGGTTTCACGGGGAAGTGAGGCCGGTAACGGTTTACGGGCTGAAGACTGGCGCAGGGCGGATGGCAGTACCGGGTCATATTGCTCACCCAGCGTTTCCGCCATTTCTTCCTGAAGTGCGCTGATTCGCTCCTGTGCTTCCTGTATCTGCCGTTCGGTTTTTGCACGAAGTTTTTCTGAGCTTTTACCGAACTGCATACGTTGCAGTTTCGCAACCAGCGCCTTCAGCCGGTTGATTTCGGAAGCATAAGCCGCCACCCGCTGTGAGAGCAGGCGGTTGTATTCAGCCATCTGGCGGATGGTGTCCTGTTGCGTCTGCAACAGTGCCCGCAGGCGGGCGTTCTCATGAGCAAGTGAGG